TCCCCCGGTGCCATGCTCACAGCTCCCGCAAAAGCTGTCGTCGCCCTAATCGTCCTCATCCGGCTTTCATAGTCAGTACCGCCAGCCGCTGATTGTCAGTGACCTTGGAATCGAACTCAAACCAAGACACCACGCCGATGGCGTGCTGTGTAGCGTAATGTTCCCGCAGAACCTGAATGGAGATGTTTTCCCGGAAGTTGACGGACAGACCAGAGTATTCTCCGTACAGGATAGCCTTTGCGCTGGCTGCCATCGTGGGCATATTATCGGACAGGTACACCGGCTTGCCCAGCAGGCGGTAGGGGAACGCGGCGGTCACATCGTCCTGCAGCAGATATCTGTTATTGCCATCCTTCAGCTGCTTGATGGCGGCGAAGGTGTCCGGATGCATGGTCCAGCAGGCATTTCCCTGATAGGCCTGCTTCACCTTTGCCTGCAGCTGGATCAGCTCGTCAGCGGTAACAGCAGCGGATGCCGCGGCGGTCAGGCTGTTCGTGGTGGTAGTCGCACCTGTGGCGGCACTGGAGCCGGTGCCGACAAGCAATTGACCCTCGATCCACACCGCGATCTCCTCCGCCATCTGGTTGATGATGAAATCGGTCACATTGAATGCGCCGTTATTCTCCACGCTCCGGCCAATGAGTGTCAGCGCCCCGGCCAGATAGCCGCCCAGATCCACGGAGGTAAACGCGCCGGAGTCGGCGGTGATTTCGGTAAACTCGGTCTGATAGCCCACTGTGATATCGTGGGTGCTGTTGGCCTTGCCCCACACAGGCACCTTCAGGGTACCCTTCACGTTGTACACGGTGGCTCCAGCCAGAATGGGGCAGCGATCCCGCACCGCCTTGATGATCCGGTTGGCAATGGTGGTGGGGATGATGGCCGCGTTGTTGCCCATGGTCATGTTCTGCTCGCCAGCCCTCAGCTCCATGGTACGGCCCAAGATGTAGTCGGTAAAGGCCCGCTCTTCAGCGGCCTCCCGGCTCTCAGCTACAGGAGCCTGTCGGCGCTCCATGCGCTCCATGCGCTCCCGTGCCTCCTGGGCCTTGATAGTGGTGTCTATGGCGCGGATCTCCGCCTCAATTTCGTTGAAGCGGGCGGTCTCAGTCTCGTTGAAGGCCCGCTCTTCCTCGCCGGTCTTGCAGGCGGCAAACAGGCCGTCCATCTCGTCCAGCAGTGCGTTTCGTCTCTCAATCAGTGCTTTCAGGTTCATTGTTTTCCTCCAATCTGTAATCTGCGGCGCTTAAAAGCCGCCATTTGGTTGGTTGCTTCTTTATGTTTAGCCTGAGGCTCCGCCGAGACAGTGTCCTGTGGGTCCTCCGTGCTTCGCTCCTCCAGAACGGCCGCTTCGCCGTCCCGCTCCTCGATGGTGGTGGCGATATAGGCCGGAGTGACTGTCAGAATAGACACCTCTTTCAGGCGAATATCTTCCAAAAATCTCCGCTGGATGCCCTCCTGCCAGTCCTCCCACCGGTCTTTCAGCGCATAGAAGGCCGGGGACCACCCCCGAAGTTCGCCCTTCCGGGCCGCCTCCATCACCTCCGGGTCGCTTACCATCGCGGTGGCCCGAAGGCCAATATTGTCCTCTCGAAGCTCCAGGGTGCCATCTTCCGTCCCTCCAAGGGCCCTCTGGTGGTTAAACCGAAGTTCCACTGGACCACGCTCCAGCGCCCGCCGGAATGTTCCAGGCTCTACCTGCTCCACGAATCTCCCACGGGGAGAGGCCAATACGCGGCTGTCCCGGCCAGCCGCTGTGACATAGCCGTCTAATACCACATGGTCAGCTCTCAGTTCTACTCTCATCCGTGTTCCCTCCCTTCTTTTTGCCGTTCAGCCGTCCGACTTGATTGGTGTTCGGTGCGTAAAATGTCTTGCTCTCCGGATCATACAGCACATCTTGAAGCCCCAGCTTCACAAAGCTCAGGCCCAAAGCGGGCAGGTTCTCCATCCTCCGGGCCTCGTCGATCTGTAGCACGTTGCTCTCAATGCCGGCCTTGTATGCCGCAAACCGCTTATCAATGGCCCCCTTTAGCAACTCCTTTGTGTCAAAGGCCCAAAACAGGGTTTCCTTCTCGCTCTCCAGCAGAAAGTCCCGGTTTAGCGCCGCCTCCATACTGGACAGCACTGGTAGCACCGCCATGGTAAAGGCGTTGTCTTTCTCGTCATCGGTGGCCGTTCCGCTCAGGACAGAAGGCGGCACTGTGAACAGGTTGCAGATGGACACAGCGTTAGTCTGCTTGTTCTCGTTCATCTGCATTTCCACGGATGTGGAGGACGCCTCCTTGAAGTCCATGTTGTTGTTCAGGACCACCACATTTTCTGTGTTGTTGGCGTACAGATCCCGCCACTGCTTCTTCAGGTTATCCATGGCCTCCTGAGTCAGCGGCTTCTCTGACTTCAGAAAGCCCTTTTTGTTTCCCCCGGTCTTGACCAGCACATTCTCATAGCGTAAAGCGTTATAGGGGACCGCCAGGGCAAGAGGACTCTCCTGCAACACCCCGACCCCCTGCACTCCGTCCTTTGATTTCCTGGTGACCTTAATAAAATCCATCTCCCGGTATACTTTGCCATTTACCATGATCTGGCACCGCTTGTTTATGGGGTCTGCGCCGGGCAGAAAAGAGAGGTCTTTTCTGGATATGTAGTGCAGGCTCTTCCACTGATTTCTGACCCGCCGGATATAGGCATATCCGCCGCCCTCCACAATCGTGTCTTCCACAAGCGCTTGTTTGAACTGGTAGCCTGTCATAATGTCTCCGGTATCCTCGTTCAACAGGCTCAGGCGCGGGTCGTTCTTCACTTCCTCAACCCCGGGGCCCGCTCTCCGGTACAGCTTCACGGGCAGGGACGCCGCCGTTTCAGAGATGTACTTCACACACCCGGCAAAGGCCGGAATTGTCATCGCCTCCGCCCGGGTAATGTGATCTGCCGGCACAAGAGCCTCCAGAAGCGTGTCCAGGGTCAACGCCTGCCGCACCTCCGGCTCCCGCCCGGTCAGCCAATCCCAAAAGCTCACATCCGCTCACCTCCTAAAATACCTGGATGGCCCAGCCCATCCCGTCGTCAAAATAAACGTTCTGCTGGAGCAGATAGACCGCGTTAATCAATGCCACCACCATGTCCACCTTCCCGTTGGAGCGCTTCTTGTTCACATACCGATTCAGATTGGTGTCGTAGGTACATCGGGCATTCTGAAAGTTAATCTCCAGCAAATCGTTGGCTTCATACTGAAAGCGGCCGTCCGCAATCCGTTCCGCCAGTAGCTTAGTGGGCGGATGCAGGGTGTCCGAGTGCTGCCGAACCACCACAGTGTTGTACCCGTCCTTTCCGCTCCTGCCCCGTTCCCACTTCTGGGCGGATGACAGAGCGTTATAGCGATCATAGGCAATCCCCATAATCCTAACCCCGTATTTTTCCTCCATCTCGAACACAAAGTCCTCAATTACGGCATAATCCACTGTCTTGTCCCCACAGGCGATACACTTGGCCGCATGGATGAAGCGCCAATAGTCTAAGTGTTCCGCGGCGTTTTTTTCTTCGATCCTACCCTCCGGAACAAATGCGATGACATCCGCCAGGATATTTCCGTTCTCAGCCGCCGCCATCGCTACGGCACAGTTGTCGTTTGTCATGGACAGGTCTACCCCCAGGTATACCTCCCTGCCATTCCAATCAATATGGCCTGTCCGGCAGGCCTGCAGCTGGTTGATAGGGATATAGCTCTCCGTCCCGACTCCCTGATAGATGATGTTGCAGTGCTTGCACAGGAAGTTTTCTCGGGCGCTCTCCACAGAGATTGCCCGTCGGCGCCGGTCCAGCAGATCCTCCCACAGTTCCGGGATTTCCAGAGCCGCCGGGTTGGCCTGCCGCAAAACTGAATCGTCGGTCATCCAGTGTTCCGTGTCATCCGGTTCGTACAACAGCGCAAATATCTTCTCGTCCTGCTCAATCCCGTCCAGCACCCGCTTGGCGTAAGCGATCTCATCCTCAAAGGGGTTGTCGAACCGGGGATATTTTGTGGAGATGATGCACCCCAGCTTGTTCAGGATGGTCAGTTGGCCTGAGCGCATGGCCTGGATTGCGTAGCTGTTGGGCAGCGCCCCCGCCTCGTCTACCAGGAACACAGAGGGCAGGCGGCCATCCAGACGACTGTTGGAATAATTCAGCGGGGTGTATGTGGTGTCTTTGGGCCGGAACGTGATGTCATTCAGCCGGATTTTGAAATATCGGTCAGGCTGTTCCTCCGGCCTCAGGGAAGGGCTTGCCTTCAATATCTCCTCAATGGCTGCCTTGACCTCCCGGGACAGCGAGCCGTCTGGGGCCACGGAAAACAGCTTGGAAAACTGTGGTTCCGTCAGCATCAGTAGAATGAAAAGAATTCCGATGGTATAGGTCTTAAAATTCTTTCGGGCAATCTCCAGTATGGCGGTCTCANNNNTCTCATCCCGCCGCCGTTTCCGGTCCTCCCGATATACCACGCACAGGCAGGCGGTGAAAAACAGCCACTGATAGCCCACTGTGGCCTCGTACACGCTGCATCCAGCCTTCAGCCCCTTGGGCATGACCATCAGCTTCAGCAGCCCGTCCATCTTTTTCAGTTTCTTTTCGTTGATGCAATATTTCGCATCCGCTCCATCCGCGATTGCCTTGAACTCCGCCGCCTGAGCGACCACATACCGCGGGGCGTCCACCTTCCCCTTCAGTACCTTACAGGCATATTGATAACTGGGGTGGCCCTTAATCATCGTCATCCGCCAACAGCTTCGCCAGCTTGTCCTCCCCGTCTTTGGCCGCCTTCGCGGCAGCG